GGTCAATGTTTATCTGTTTTCGTTTTTTTTGGTGTCAACAGTTTCGACAGTTCTTTTTTTCCCGGCATCTTCTGCCTTTTTGATTGCGTCCATTAACGCCGCATAATCGCCCTGCGATAAATGCATGATTTCGTCAATCGTGATTGTTTCAGCACCCTCATGCGTTTCTGTATAGGCCCTGTTCATAAACAGAGCCTTATACATCTGCGCACGGGCCATTGACACCTCAGGATTTGAAGCGCAGTAATCTGAGAAATCACAGAATGCGCCGATAGTATATTCAAATCCGATTTCTTTCCCGTTTATCTTCATGGTTTGTTCCTTTCGTTACATCCCAAGGAATTCAGTAATGACAGCTTCAGCCGCCGCTTCCGTTGCGACAGACTCGCCGACATACTTCCAATTCCTTTTTGCATCCTCTGCCCTCTTGATCGTTGCGGTCAGGTCCTGAGTCTGCCAGTCAATGGCATCTTCCTGCGTTGCGCCGCTCTCTGCGATCTGGTCAAACTGGACACGGGGGAAAATTACCGGAGTGTATGACACAACACCGGCAGACTGGAAACGATAAATGAAACCAACACCGCACTCCGGGATAACCTGATCATCACCGTAAGCAACAAGGCCATCAACCGCCGCAGGAAGTCCCATGATCAGCCTTTCGGCTTCCATCGGCAGACCGTCAACGGTCAGGTTGAGTGTGCCGCTCTGGAACGTGCCGAAATCGCTCTCCGCATCAATATTATCAGCATAAAAATTGTTATCGTCAGATGACTCGATATCATAGGACGCTTCAACGCCCCTTGCCAGTCTCATGCCACCCGTATATGTTACAGTTCCCCCGGTTGCCGCATATTTCGCCACATACGGAAGGGAATAACCTGTCTTAACCTTTCCTGCCGCCATTCTTTACTCCTTTCAAAAACGCTCTTTCAGCGCTTTATCAAATTCATCTTTCATTTTTTGCTCTGCTGCCGCTTTGTGTGCGTTGACTGCGTTGTCTACAAACGGGATTCGCTGACGGAAAGAAGAACCAGAGTTAACCGATCTGGCAATCACCGCATTGGGCTGGCCATTCGGGTATTTCCTTGTTTTCTGTCCGTTGTATCCATCAAAACCAAGTTTAACGTGCATATAGCCGTTATCGTTCTGCATCGGTGCAATACCAAATCCTTCACGTAATCCCTGCTTTTGTGTCTCAGTGATCCCGTTTAACAATTCACCGTTTCTGACATGCCGGGTGTCAATCGGCAGTGCTTCAATGTTGGCCTTGACTGCATTTGCAATCTCTCCTGCGCCTTCATAAATAGCCCTGCCGATGCATTCCTTTGAAATGCTTTCAAGCTTTAAAAGCTTTCCTTCGTATTCTTCCAGGCCTTTGAATTTCAGCTTAGCCAATCCACCACCCCCATTGGTAGTGTATGAATTCTGTTTCTGTTTCATACTGGACAGAAGAAAGCCGCCATCCGACACCCTCACCGTCAAGAATTTCCTGAACCGTGTCAACAATCGGGTCAAATTCTTCTTTCGTGTAGAAATCAACCAGACCTGTTAACTGCTGTTCAGTCTTATGGTTGTCTGAATTGAATGAATCATCTTCCCCCGTTTCAGACCACACCAGAAACTTATCATCAGCCGTTGCCCGGTGATAATGGTAGACAGGACAGTCAACATCTTTGAACGGCAGATATAACCCTTCAAGTTTCTTCTGCAATAATGTCATAAAAGTTATCCATCCTTCTCAGCGTTGCGTCAGTCACCGGCAACTGATCCTCGTCAAGCAAATCCTGCACAAGATCAACACGGTATTGGATACCGTCAATCACGCAATATTGTCCAATCCTGATCGGATACCGCCAGACCCTGATCAACTTGTCAATGACCTGACTTGCACCCATCGCCGCATATTGCCGGTTATAACCAACCACCCGGTCACCGAAATACATTTCATCAACCCTTTTCAGAATGTATTTCGGTTTCAGACCTTTGTCTGCCGTGTTTACCAGATCACAAAGCGTTAATGCACCCTCAAAAATCATGTTTTTCCTTTCTCGCTGATCACCCTGTTGTTCAGGGCATATCTCAGCATCCGGGGCATTGCCGCCGTATCTTCTGCACGCTTGCGGTACAGATATGATGCATACATGACAATCAGGTTGCAGTCATCCGCACTATCAACATCAAGGGTGATCCCTTCCCGTGTGATTTCTTTTTTCGACACGGCAATCAGGTTTAACAGATATGTGTCCCACGTGCCGCCCATGATTGTCAGGTTGCTCTTTACCAAGGACAACAAGATTGTGTCCGTCATATAATCACCCTTTCGTCAAAGAAACCGCCAACCGAATGACTGACGGTTTCAATAATTATCAGTTTGCGGTATCTGCCGCAAAGGTCATTGCCGCAGTCGGGGTCACGCCATTCAGGCCGATCAGCGTGAACGCTTCTGCGATCACCGGCTTGCCATCATATCTTGCAGTGCCCTTCATGACGGTCTGATCCTGCAGGAAACGCACATGTTCAGATGTGGCAAACTTCTGGCCCGCCCTCTCTGCGAGCAGATACAGGTCAAAATATCCTTCGATGATCACATTGTCCGGGACGAAGTCAAGGACTTCGATCACGCCGCCCACAACAGGCATAACGCCGTTGATGCCGCTAACGATTGCACCGGAAGCGTCCACCTGAAGCAGATCGGACATCAGGTTCGTGCATGTGGTGTCGTTCATGACCCAGACTTTTTCGCCCCTTGCATATTTACCCTTGGAATTGCCGCTAGCCCTGACGATAGCTTTGACAAGGGCTTTATCCGTCACAGATGCCGCAATGCTCACGACATTGGACGTATGCAGGTCGGCCCACGGCCTTGCAGTTGCCGGGTAGTCTGCCGGTGCTTCTGTCTGTACAATTCTGGTCGCAATGCCGAGCGGCATTCTTGTGCCCGTTCCGTAAAGGATCGCTTTATCCAGAGCAAGGCCGATGGATGCGCCCAGAGCGGTCATGAATTCGGATGCCAGGTCAACATCGCTGTCCTCAAGGGTGGCGTTGCAGATCGCAAAGTAACCGCCAACCTTCCAGCAATTCACCTCGGTATCATAAAATGCCAGATTGAGTTCGTTCAGGTTTGCACAGCAGTCAGTCCATACCGCTTCCGGATATGATCCCATGATCAGCTGTCTGCCCTCGCCGGAGATGGAGCGCACAGAAACATGCCTGTAAAGTTTTGAATAATTGATCACATTCTCGCGGAGCAGGCCAAGCATGACCTCCGGGATCGTCAGACCAACATTCGTGATGGCTCTCTTCTCTTTGATGGCTGCCCTGATCTCTCCAAGGTAGGTTTTTACTTCGTCACGGGTTACGATGTCCATGATCTTGTCGCGCATGGTGTAGGTCACCCGTGCGGCTCTCTCTTCATGAGGGTTCATGTGTGTGTCCTCTCTTTCCGCAGGCGTGGTATCCTGCTGTTTCTCTTCTTCTGCAAGTTCGCCTTCAAGCTGCTCAATGGTGCGCTCAAGGTTCTCCTTTTCTGCATCGTGATCGGCCTTTTCGGTCTCAAATGCGTCAACAGCTTCCTCAACCGCTGATCTTTCTTCATCCGTTGCGGCTTCCTCGATACTGGTTTCAAGGTCTGCTTCTCTCTGCGCAAAGTCTGCGTCCTTTGCCCGGAGTGCTTCAAGGGCCTTGTTTGCATCGTTCAGCTTCTTGCGAAGCATTAACACTTTAAGCGCCATGCAATACTCCTTTCATTTTTTCACGCCATGCCTGTGCTTCACGTTCCCTGATCTGGTCACGCTGTTCAGTTCTGGCTGATATATTGGTTTCTGTGTATGCCGGGAATGTGCAACAACTCACCTCATACAGTTCCACATCCTTAATCGTCCAGTGGATTGATCCGTCCTCATTGATGTCGGTATCTTCAGAACGGATGTCAAACCCGAACGAACACTGATCAACATCACCACGCTTTACACGTTCATACAGGTTCATTGCATCGACATCGTTCGGATTGATATCAATGTGTCCCCATAATCCGTGTGTGTCCTCTCGCAGTTCCAAAGTCCCTGCTTTAGTTCTGCCCAAGACAAGCGTTGTATCATGATTGATCAGCGCACGGATGTCCCCGGAAATGGTGTTAGAAAAAGCACCTGCGGCAATGCTCTCACTCATGCCCGGTGCTATCTCATAGTTGCTATTAAAAACGGCGAAATAACCCTCGATTGAAAGCTTTTCGCCGTCTTCCCTCGTTTGAAACTGTGTCGGTACACTGCGTACCTGTCGAATGTCTCTCATGGTTTCCCCTTCCTGACTGCGCACGTCTTTGCGCCGTCTGTTAATACGCACCACCCTTTACACGGCATAAACCGCTGATGCCCACACAAATCATTGACCGTTTTGCAGATGATCCGCATGTCATCCCGGAATTTTGCGTTTTCGCATCCGATTTCTATTTTCATGACTGCCCCGTTAATTTCTTCTGGTTGCCGCTCATATCATAAGGTATGTAATTTTCCAGTATCTTAAATTCTTTAAGCCCGGCAGGACTCATGTGCATCCTGTCACGCCATTCATCACCGCATACATATCCCCGATCAGCACCAGACAGCAAGACATCAGATACCGTTTTAATATCGTAGTCCATCAGTGACCAGACGTTAAACTGTAAATACCACGAAGGACTCAGGATAAGCTTTTTAGTCAATTCTGACGCAATGGATTTGCACAGCGTCATGATGGTTGACTGTATAAACGCATTCCATTCATCCTTGTTGTAATCTCCAACCCCAAGCACGAAAGCCGGAACACCAAGGATCGCCGCAACCATCTTTTTGTCAATCGTAACCGTGTCATTGATAGCCAGATCGGCAAGCGTCAGCGGTTTGACCTGATCCACTTGAAACTGCTCTGCCGGGATTAACCACGGCTGTCCCGGTGACTCAGGTTTGATATAGCTGTCAATCAGTTTCTGCCGCCCTTCCGGGGATGAAAATTCATCAGTCAGAGCGTCAACCTTAACAATGATTGAAGGCTTGTACTCAGATTTCATGAACGCTTTTTCAGTGTGTGCCGCTTGTCTCAGGTTGTCGGCAATGTCCTTCAGGGATGTCTGTACGCCCTGTCCCTTCCACAGATACGTTTTGTCCGGGTTGTAAACGAAATGCAGGACGCTGTCGGATCGCCTTTCTTTACCATCAATCAACACTGTATAATCACGGTATCCGATTGGATTGAATGAAACACGTGACGCACTGATCGGCTCAAGGGATTGTAAATATCCTTCCCATGTGTGAGGGACAACAATGGCGTTACCTCTGCCGTACAACAGTAGCGTCATAACAATAGCTTCCATCCATGTTGACCTTGTCATGTTTGGCATTGGATTGATATCAATAGCCCTTGAAAGTTCGTTCACAATCCTGACATCACCATCATCTGTATTGTTCATCAAATAAATAGTGATTGCCCCGATCAGAGACGCAATCTTTCGGCACGCCGTTACAACCTCAGGGCATTTGTCCAGTGATGTATAACCGGGACAGCAGATGTCTCCATCAGACAGCCAGATTGCAACAGGGTCTTTTTTGGTGCTGTCTCTTTTATTTATTCTGTTTAACAGTGTTTCAAAAATGCTCATTCTCCCCACCATTTGGCTGCTTTCTTCTGTTTCTCAGATGCTTCCATCATCCTGATACACGCAAAAACCGAAGCATCGAACAGGTCAATTCTCAGCTTCGGTTGTATCTTCTCATATTGGACTGCATCATCTGTCTTTTCTACTGCGCTGACATTTGCCACGCAATATTCATATGCTTCTGAATGCAGATAATACAGATTGCCGTCTTTCGCCGCTTTCTCAATATGGCGAAATCCGTTTGACTTAAGATAATAATACTGTGGTTGGTCTATGATGTTAAACCCTGCCCGTTTCATTGACGGAAAATATTCCTCACCGGCAAACTTGCGGTCATGGCCGATCTGCTTGATCTTAAAACCTTTCTTTTTCATCATCACAAACCAGTTGACAATATCGGCGATATTAACGGTTGGCGAATTACACATCGTGAGCCATCCGTCATCTGCCCAACCGAATAACGGTATATTGTCCTCATCGGCCTTGCGTGCCGCCATGACAACCGGGAAAAACCCGTGTGCGATGATTATATTTGTATCACCGTACTGACCATATAATGCCGCCGCCGTCAGGTCATACATCCGGGACAGATCAGCGCCGCCGTACCAGTCAATCGGCATCTTTGCCAATTCTTCAAGCGTCCAGTTGTATTGTGCATCTGACCGTTTGAATTCCTCGATATCAAACCACGCACGCATTGCCGCCGTGTATATGTTCAACTGTCTGCTCAGAAAATCCTTTCGCTGTTGAGGATCATTCTGCGCTTGCAGAGCATCGTTTATCATGTCCTGAGGCCTGATCGTCACGCCATAAGACAGATTAGCTTTTTGATGCTGTTCTGGGTTTGTATAATCAACATTCCCTTTGTCATCCTGATCCGCACGGGCAACAAACGAAAACAGTGCGTCATCATCCACCAGACCAGTCGCAACCTTCACCGCATATTCCTGACGGTTGTATCCGAACGAATTGACATTATCCCCGGCTGTCGTGATGCCAATCATCAGTTTATTCGTGTATGATCTCTGCGCTTCTTTAAACCTGTTATACTGTGCCGGTTTTTTGTATGCCGCCACCTCATCAGCAATTGCGAAATTGCAATTAAATGAGTCCTGACTGTCCGGGTTTGACGGCATCGCTATAATCTCAATCGTTCCGTCAGGCTTTCCGTCCTTCTTGAACGTGTATTTGATAGAATGATCAAAGCTGTTGTCCTTGATATCAAACTGGGTGTCTATCTTCTGATATTTCAGCGAGAAAGTCAGGAAGTGAAATGCTTCAAGCGTCTGTTTCAATGCCGCCGCAACAATATAACATTTTGCTCCTGATCTCCTCTGAAGGATCGCAACCGCCCACGCAAGACCGGCAACAAAGGCAGTCTTGCCGTTCTTTCGGGCAACTTCTATGAACGCTTCTTTGTACCTTCTGATGTTCGTGCCCTTGTAATAAAATCCCAGAAGATTATAAACGGCAAATATCTGCCACGGCTGAAGAATAAACGGCTTTCCAAGCAATGGATTGCCGTCCAAATCTTCGCCCTGTGCATGCACAAGCGTTGATTGCATGATATTGATTACCAAATCAGGGTCGTGCGTCCGCATTTCCAGATCATCACGCTTCAGGTCTTTTTTGTATCTTTCACACGCCGCAATGATTTCTTTCCCGACTATCCTTTTGCCGCTGATGCAATCATCAGCAAACTGATCTGCAACGTGTTTAAATGTCTTAATCATTCAATCATCTTCTCAAGTATATTTTCAAGACTTCCCTTTTCTTCTTTAACAACATCAGCATTCAGACGTTTATATCCGGCAGGGGTCAGCCCCAGGTCACGCCAATAGGCCAGAGCCTGCGCATTGCAGTCCATCAAGACAACAAGCGCAGGGTTTTTCACTATGTTTGTATTGCCGCCTTTGTTCGTGTGTTTCACAATCGTTTCCCTGCCGGTTGCGTCAAATTTTCGTTGTGCTTCGTCACGGGTTTCCATGATACCGGCAAGGGTGTCAATCACAGAATCAAAGAATTCTCTGTATGTCCCTGCATCTTTGCAAGCGTTTTCAATCTTCTGTTTCCATTCTGCTTTCGTCATTTAAAAGCACCGCCTTTTTGCCTGTGAACTTCTCCCACCTGTCTATAATCACATCAACATAATGCGGATCAAGTTCGCACATATAGCATTTACGGTTAAGCTGTTCACAAGCTATGAGCGTGGAGCCAGAACCGCCAAAGCAGTCCACTATTGTGTCACCTTCTTCTGAAAAGTCTTTCAGAATGTTCCCGATCATTCCGACAGGTTTTTGTGTAGGGTGAACCCTTGTGATGCCCTCTGTATTTCTATCGCCTTGCCGCACAAGTCCATTCCATGTCCATCTATATAGCTTCACGCCTTTATCAAAAGATGTCCAAGCTAATTCGGCATCAGCAAAGTTTCCTGTATTCTGTTTATCCCACACGCACCAACATCTTGAAGGTGGAAGGAAATCTGTGAAGTAGTTACCACCGAATATGATCTGATTTTCTGTCATTTGCGACATCAAGTCGTAACACGCCCTTGCCGTGTCTGTTGTATCATCGCCAATGATCTTGCTATACACTTTTGATTGTATGACAGCATCAGGGGAAATGCGTTTATTGACTGGTGTTCCCATACTACCGCCCCCTATCTTTCCTGAAGTGGAGCGGCCCATCGCCGCCGACTTTTCCTGTGGGGGGGC